TGTCCAACAGTGAAGCAGTAGAACGCGATAGCCCCGTTGAGGGGCACGCGCCCCCGTCCAAGGCTTGTCGTTTCTTTTTGAGCGGCAAGTGCAAATTCGGGGAAAAGTGCAAATTCACACATTGTCCGTCGGGGGACGTTAAACCCAAGAAGCCAACCCGCAAAGTTGCGGGTGATCATGAGGTGTGTCTCGACGCTTGTGTTGAGGAAGAAGCCTTTGCCGTGTTGCAAGGCCTCTATCCGATGTACAGCATAAGAAACGCGCCCAATGATCGTCAGAGCCCGCATGCATTTGCTCGGGCTGAGCGAGCCCTCATGTCTCGTTACGCAGTTCGCGGTAAAGGCCGCGTGCTCGAGATACAGGGGCGGTTTAGAGCGACCGACGTTGTCACCCGGGACGTCTGTCGCCAAGTAGTCACAGAAGAGGACGAGGAGCATATCTGCCCTCCCGATTGTGAACACCACCGAAAGTTGTCTCAAGGTGAGTATTCTACGATCTTCGCTCTCGACGTGCCTGCAACACCGCAATTTCTCGCTCAGTTATTAGCCGCGCCTGCTGTTAATGAAATTATACTGGCCCTTCATATTCATACCGCGGAAGTTTCTATCTGCGGTGACCAAGTTGCCACGTGGCGGCCTAAGCTGCCCGGGTCACCTGGCTTAAAGAATGATGGGTCTGTAGGTATTTTTTCAATACAGGTGCCCGGTCGCGCGTCGTTCTTTGAAAACGACCATGCGTGGCTGGCCCTGCAGCAGACGTTAAATGGCTGCAAACCCGAGCTATCTTGTGCCATCGGCTCCTACTCCGTATACCGCATCACGAAATCTCGTGCCCGGCATTGGAACCCACAGATTTTGCCCTCCCTTTGGCCTTTCATTAAACGACAGGCCGTTGGAGGGTACATTAAATTGTCTGGGGGCGTAGGAGCCGAACGGATGGTGCGTATCAGCGACGAATTGATCTTGTTGAGAGATGATCGTGGGTGGTTCTCCACAAATGGAGATGACCTGCGCGACGGCCATGATTTGTGTTCTGGCCGCCCTTGCGACGAACATCTGCGCCGCAAGCTCACCTCTCACCTTAATCGCGCCGCTGGGGCTAAAGATGGGGGGCGACTCTCATCCTTTCTTCTTGCCTGCGAGTTGCATGACCAGAATGCCGCGCAAAACTCATGGGACTGCCCTACCCCTGTTGGCGGGTGGTCCTCATTGCCCTTTGCGTGGATGATGGCCCTGTTTTCTCGTCGCACTTTGGCTCAAAAAATTTTATCACGGGCCCGCGGAGAGCTTTTCCAGCCAATTCGTATTTGGGAGGTTTTGTTCGCCGTGGTTGCCGTAATTGTCGCCGTTGTCCCTTGGCCGTGGGTCGCTTACGGGGCGTGGTTCGAACCGCATGTGTATTACACGTACTCTGCGGTCTGGACAGCGTTCTGGGCCATCGCCTTTGGGGCCTCCCTCCTTCTCGCACGCCGGTTCTCTCTTTCTCTTGCAAAATTCGGCTTTGGCACTCTAGTATTTGTGACCGTTTTAATGCGTGCACAAATCGTACGGATCAGTGTGCCTGCCGTCACATTATTTCGAGAACGGTATTCGTTTGGTTGGGCGTGGTGGGGCTATGACACCCCGCTGCGAGGCTTGATCCTCATTGCCGTGTGTATGGCTCTGCCACGGCTCGCCTATGCAGCACCTGATGTGCGCTTGGCCTATGAGGATGATCAGTTCTCCCCTATTTATTTTGAGTGTGCGTTGCCCTCTCAGTTTTCGCTGCCTGGCTATATTAGCAGGCGGCCCCTAAAGCCCCTTGGGGAGGGCTGTAAAGTGGTGGTCAACCATCCCCGTCGACTCGTCGACGTTGACCATCCTGCGGACGCAATATTTGCTGTTGGAATTGCGTTCGCTGGGTATTTTCCCCACGTATCTCTTCCCTGCCAAGAGAATCTCGTGGTGGCGCTGCGTAATCGTCAATGCGCGGCCATGCCACCAGTGGAATTGCCCTATTTTAATAAACTCGCGCAAGAGTATCTGGATTCGGTCCCCACCTCTAAATTGCCTATAATCGTGGATTTCGACTCGTGGAATTCACGGTTTCCACGGGGCCGCCAGATCAGTCATACTCTTGCATTGACTCGTGTAAAAAATTGCACAGTGTCAGACTATACTTATATCGCTCGCGATGCCTTCATTAAAGTTGAAAAGGTTCTCCGAATTGAGAAGGGCCCATATGACCCCCGGCTCATATCTGGTGCCTCACACGAGTTTAACGTCGTGTGGGGCCCGTTCTTTTTCGCTGCTCGTGACCGAATTGTGGATTCCTATAGGGATCGGCCTGACAACGTGTGCTTGGCCTCTGGTTGTACCTCCCCGGAATTGGGGGCATGGTTTTCAGAGGCCCTTGAGCGCGGCGGACGCGCTATCTGTGGCGATGACCAGCTGGCTTGTTACCAGCGGGTCTGGCTGGAGATAGATGGCGTTCGCCATGACGCGCACATGCACGAGTCTTTCATTAAATTAAAATGGCGAGTTTATCGCAAATTGTGGGACGACATTCCCCGGCTCGTCAGCCGGCTTGCTGAAGAAAAAGCAGCTCGTACTTTTGGACGGTGTCAGCCGTTCTCAGTAAAATATGAACACCCTTATCGAGTCCGATCTGGGGACCCAGACACTGAGAAAGGCAATTCCGTCATTACTGACTTTGTCGCTATGACTTCTCTGAAAATCGTTGAAGAGAACTACGACAAGCCACTAAACGAGATTTTTGCGCTTGTTACAGCGCACTGCTTGCGGTTGGGTTACGAAATTGAGGGACACATCACGCGGAATCCCGCGGACGTGACATTCCTGTCGGGCTTCTTCTTGCCCGTGGATGGTGTCATGTATTGGGCCCCTCTTCCCGGCCGGCAATTGGCTAAAATTGGGTGGTCAATTAAGAGTGGATGGCTCTGGCGCGATTTCGCTGGGGCCCTCAACTCCTTTAAAGACTACCTTTTCGTCCCTTTCTTGCGCGTATATGTCGAGGTCGTTAGTCAACTCATACCAGAGGAGTTCCGTTTGGAGCCTCCTTCTAAGAGATGGGCAGTCTCTCCTGGTGACACACCTACGACACCCGCTTATGACACCTGGGATTGGTTTCTACAGCGGTACGGGCTCAATGAGCTTGACGAAAGCTCCTTTAAACAACGCTTGCAGATGATCCACACTCTACCATATTTGATGTATGACGAATCCATTATTCGTCTTGTAGAGGTTGATATGGGTTAATCTGCATAAATGGGTGGTTGGAGGGAAGTCGCAGGGTAATAATTTGCGACGGGAGGGTCTGCGTTGGCCCTTCACGGTGTAAGTTTGCACCGGGTGCTTACAATTTCAAACAAGACTCACAAACTCAAACAAAATTCATTTCCCAAATGCAACGCGCTTCAGAGGCACTTCCGGCCAAACACCGGGAGCACTTTTGTCGCCTGTGGAAGACGGTCGGTCCGGCCGCCGCCCTGCAGTTCGCTTCCCGCCATATTGCGGCGGGAAGCGCACCAAAGAAAGCGGCCAAAAAGAAAGGAAAAAGCGCTGGGCGCATGCTACAGGGTTGCGTCATGAGTGACGCACTCTGCACATATATGTGCTCACTCGCTGATCCGTTCACAGCTCGCCCCGTCGGTTCACCGGCCTACCCCCTCATCCCCTCGGAGAAGTTTGTTGCCTTTTGTAGAGGCACAATTCTTACGTCTTCCGATGGTGGTGTTGGGTGGATTCTGGTCAACCCCTATGCCGGCGTGGCGAACGACCAAACTGGCACGGACTTTCCCGTCTATTACGTTTATGGTGGCACGAATACGCTCACTCTCACGAGTACTGCTGGTGCTACTGTTGTCGCGAAAAACACAAATTCCCCGTTCACCACGTCTCAAATTGGCGACGGTCCTGATAAGTTGCGTCACCGCCTTGTGGCCGCCGGCGTCCGCGTCATGCCAACTTCGACTGGCAACGCAGAAGGCGGCTACATGGTTGCGTGGCGTGATGGTATCAATCAGTCGCTCGTTGGTGACGATATTGACGATGCGTTGGCGAATTCCGCCTGTAAAGTGCTGCCGTACAAAAATAATCAGTGGACATCCCTGTCATGGGGACCGGCCACTTTTGAAGACTCGCAGTACCAGGAGGATTTCACCAATGCGTTTCCTAGCATGGTTATCTGGATTAGTTCAGCTACCGTGTTGCAAAATCTCCGTTATGAGTTTTACGGTCATTATGAAGTCGTAGGATCATCGGCGCGCGGAACCACGCAAACCAAGTCCGACGCCCCTGGCGCCACTGCGGCGTCAGAAGCGATGGCGAGCAATTCACAGCAAGGTTATAACTACCGTGACGGTGCCACTAGCCCACTCGGCAGTGTGCTGCGTGAAGCCGTCGGCCGCACCATTACACAAGCGTCCCATGCCGCAATGGCTGGGGTCGCCCATGCTGCCGCCGGCGCTGCCCGACGCGTCGTTCTTCCGTACTCCCAACAACGTTGGCGTGAGCTTGAGGAGCTCCGCTAACCATAGAGAGTTGTAAGCAATAAGTTGGTGTACTTTGAAACA